TGAGGACGAGGAAATGACCGCCCTTGCCCTTGGCCTGCATGAAAAACTGGTCCGAAGCGGAGTTGATCCGAATTCAGACGAGTATTATCGTAGAGTTGATGAAACCATGAGGAAGCGTTATCCAGAGGCATTTGAGGATGCTGAAGAGGACGACGATAAGCCTCAAACGAGGCAGGTTGAAAAACCTGTTCGCACAAAGCCAGCAAATGTAGTGGCTCCGGTAACGCGGGGAACCGCGCCTCGTCAGGTCCGCCTGACACCGACTCAAGTTGCTATCGCCAAGAAATTGGGGCTGAGCAATGAACAGTACGCAAAAGAACTTATGAAACTGGAGGCTAACTAAAATGGCTGAGAACAGACTCGCACGTGAACTCGAAAATCGAGAATCAACGCAACGCAAAATGGCGTGGAAACCCCCTCAGACGCTCCCTGAACCGGAGCCGCAAAATGGTTGGGTTTTCCGCTGGATTCGGACCAGTATTATGGGTGTTGCTGACCCATCGAATACTTCCGCTAAATTTCGGGAAGGTTGGGAGCCCGTAAAGGCCGAAGACCAGCCCAAACTGATGATGCAAGCCGACCCGAATTCCCGGTTTAAGGGAAATATCGAAATCGGCGGGTTGTTGCTCTGCAAGGCACCGAAAGAGTTAATGGATCAACGCGATGCGTATTACGCAGAGCAGGCCAAGGCTCAGGTGCAATCTGTAGATAACAACTTTATGAGGCTGAACGATGAGCGTATGCCCCTCTTTACCGAGAGGAAAACTACGGTCTCGTTTGGTAAGGGCAAATAACTTTTTATATTTGGAGTGATCAATGGCATATCCTACTGTTGACAAGCCGTATGGCTTGAAGCCGATCAATCTGATCGGTGGACAGGTGTTTGCCGGTGCCACTCGCCAGCGTCGTATCGCTTCCGGTGCGTCAAGCATCGGTTACGGCGACCCACTGGAGTTTGACACTGACGGCACCGTGAAGGTGACGACCGCCACATCAACGCCGCCGACTAGCGGTTTTGCTGGCGTGTTCTTGGGCTGTAACTACGTGTCCTCTGTGACGGGTCAGCCGACCTACTCGCAGTCTTGGATTTCGGGTACGGCGGTGAAGTCTGGCACGTACATTTATGCGTACGTGGCGGATGATCCGAACACCCTGTTCAAGGCTGTTGGCGTGACGGCTTCGCTGGTGGTTTCGACCACGAGCGGCTTCGTGTACAGCGATATTGGTACTAACGTTGCGTTGGTTGCCAACACGTTGAACACGACTACGAACGATTCTCAGCAGGGTTTGGAAGTTGGCTCGGTTGCCACCACCCGTTCGCTGCCGATTCGTATCGTCGATGTCGTCGAAGACACGGCGTTTGTATCGAGTGGTACCACCTATTACCCCGAGGTAATCGTGAAGTTTAACGCTCCGTATCTGACGAGCGTTTCGCTGATCGTTGGTGGTCACGCTTACAACAACCCACTCGGCACTTGATAGGGGAGTTCTAAGACATGGCTATTTCACGTGCACAACTGCTCAAGGAACTCCTTCCGGGTTTGAACGCCCTGTTCGGCCTTGAGTACAAGACCTATGGTGAGGAGCACAAGGAGATCTACGAGACTGAGACCTCCGAGCGTTCCTTTGAAGAGGAGACCAAACTTTCTGGTTTCAGCGCCGCTCCGGTGAAGGCCGAAGGTGCTGCGATTGCGTATGACAACGCACAGGAAGCGTGGACTGCTCGTTACAACCACGAGACCATCGCTCTCGGCTTCTCCATCACGGAAGAGGCGGTTGAAGACAACCTGTACGACTCGCTCAGCAAGCGTTATACGAAGGCGCTCGCTCGTGCTATGGCGTACACGAAGCAGGTCAAGGCGGCATCTGTCCTGAACAACGGCTTCTCCTCGTCCTACGTGGGCGGTGACGGCAAGGCGTTGTTTGCGGCGGATCACCCGCTTGTTTCGGGCGGCTCCAACAGCAACCGTCTGACGGCTTCTGACCTCAACGAGACTTCGCTTGAGGCGGCTGTCATTCAGATCGCTGGCTGGACTGACGAACGTGGGCTGCTGATCGCGGCAAAGCCCAACAAACTCATCGTGCCCCCGGCGCTGATGTTCACTGCCAAGCGTCTCCTCGACACGGAACTCCGTGTTGCGACCGCTGACAACGACATCAACGCCCTCAAGGCGATGGGTTCGATTCCGGGCGGATATACGGTCAACCACTTCCTGACGGACACGAACGCTTGGTTCTTGACGACCGACGTTCCGAACGGCATGAAGCACTTTGTCCGTACGCCGCTGCAGAACTCCATGGACGGGGACTTCGACACCGGGAACGTCCGGTATAAGAGCCGCGAGCGTTACTCGTTCGGGTGGTCGGACCCATTGGGTATGTTCGGTTCGCCGGGTTCGTCCTGATAAATCAGTATATTACGCTGATTGGAAGGGGGGCTTCGGCCCCCTTTCTTTTTGTCTTGACGTTCTAAACTAACCAAGTTAGTCTTTACCTGTATCAAAGTCCTAGAGGTAAAGATGGATACTTCAACGCTGCCCAAATCCCGCGCCGAGGCTAAAGCCAAAGGTGCCAAGTACTACTTCACGGGGGCGCCGTGCAAACACGGTCATGTCGCCCCGCGCAAGACCAAGGGGGCTTGTGTGGAATGCCTAAAGGTTGAATGGGAAAAGGGTAACGTTGCCCGTGCCGAATACTTCAGGCAATACAACCAGTCGGAGGCAGGCAAGGAAGCCAAACGGGAGTACTACGAAAAAAATAAAGAACTAGTAAAACTCAAAGCCAAAGCAAGGTCTCCCGAAGAACGTAGGTTCCACAAAACGGCATACAAGAAAAAACATCCAGATTTGTATCGCGCTTTTACTCGCTCCCGTCGCAGAAAACACCGTAACGCCACCCCCAAATGGCTTACTGCGGAGCAAAAACGGGCGATGCGGCAGTTGTACATCGACGCCATGACAGTGACCCGTATTACTAAAGTGCCATATGTCGTGGATCACATCATCCCGTTAAATGGCGAAAGCGTGTCCGGGCTGCACGTGCCTTGGAACCTGCGAGTTATCACGCGGGAAGAGAATTTGAGAAAGTCAAACCAACTTGTTGACACCCCCCAAGTCACGGCGTATATAGAGTCATCGGGAAAAATCCGCTTGCCAGACAGCCCCGACTGACGACATGCAGACTGGCAGGCTTGACTCGCATGTGAGGTATTTTCAATGAGTCGTACTACATTTTCTGGCCCGGTTAAGTCTGACAACGGCTTTGAGGGCTCTATCGCTGGCGATTCCGCCGTCATCACCAACCTGCTTTGCACCACGCTCACGATTGGCAGCACCAAGCTGACCACCGGTTCGGTGTCGGGTACGGTGTCGGTTCAGGCAGGTCGCATCCCGGTTCTCATCGGCAGCACCACGCTTTACATCGGTCTGTACGCCAGCCTCGTCCCGTAAGGATTTTGTAGGGGGGCGTTAGCCCCCTTTACCCATTACAGGAGAGGAAGATGGCAATGCAAACAGATGTCTTAGCTAGTAAGGTCGCCGTTGCTGCTGGCGACCTGCTGGATCAAAATAGCCTTGTTATTGGACGTTCTCGCGTAAAAGCGATTTATATCGTCCCTGATACAGGTGCAGGCACGGTGACTTTTCGGGATGGCGGGGCTTCTGGTCCGGTCAAAATCGTTATTAATACGTTGGCTTCTTCGACCAGCCCCGACTATGTTCTTATGCCGGGCGAAGGTCTGCTTTTCCAGACCAGCATTTATATCGTCCCGTCAGCCGTAGTCTCGACGATGGTGATCTATGGCTAAGTCTCCGGCTTGGCAGCGTAAAGAAGGGAAGAACCCAAAAGGCGGACTCAATGCCAAAGGCCGTGCGTCGTACAACGCAGCCAATCCCGGTAAGCCGGGGTTGAAACGGCCTCAGCCTGAAGGTGGTGCCCGACGAGATTCCTTCTGTGCTCGCATGAAGGGCATGAAGAAAAAGCTGACTAGCGCGAAGACGGCTAATGATCCGAACAGTCGTATCAACAAGTCCCTACGAGCATGGAATTGCTGATATGGAAATGTTGGTTTGGAACATGGTTCTTACGGGAATCGTGGCCGTGCTTGGTTTTGTTGTGAAAGAGAAGTTTGCCGAACTTCAACGGTTGGGGATTCTTCTCAACAAAACCCGAGAGGAAGTGGCTCGTGATCATGTAACCCGCGCCGAAGTACGGGCTGACGCACAAGTACTTCTTGACCGGCTTGATCGACTGGAACAAAAGATTGACAGATTGGTGAG